ATGAGAACCAACGTTCACTCCGATGAGCTGCGGCGCGCTATCGATGAGGTCGGCGGCGCCGTTGCGGTCGCCACTCTGCTTGATGTCTCGCGGCATGCCGTCTACGACTACATCCGCCGTGGGCGCGTGCCCCCCGAGCACTGCCCAACGATCGAGCGCTACACCTCCGGCCGTGTTCGATGCGAACGGCTCAATCCGTCCGTCGACTGGGCCTACCTCCGCGCCCACGCCGCCCCGGTCATGCCCGAGCAGGAGGGCTGAGCCATGTCACGTCATGTATGGGACCCCCACGAAATCGAAGTGGTACAGCTTTTCTATGCCGACTCGCGGACCGAGGACATCGCTCGGGCTCTCGCGATCCCGGTGAATACCGTCTACCGGCTGGCAGCCAGGCTGGGGTTGCGCAAGACGGAAGCCTATCTGGCCAGTCCGGCTGCGGCTCGCCTGGATGGTACCCGTGGCTCGGCATGCCGCTTTCTGCCGGGTCAGGAGGCCTGGAACAAAGGTTTGAAAGGCAGCACCGGCAAGCATCCGAACTGCCGGCGCGCCCAGTTCAAGAAAGGACGCACCCCAGAAGAGTCCCACAACTATGTGCCGATCGGTAGCGAGAAGATCACCAAGGACGGCTATCTCGAGCGCAAGGTGACGGACGACCAGAACATCGTTCCGGCGCGCCGTTGGGTGGTAGTGCATAGGCTGGTCTGGGAAGCCGCGCACGGTCCTGTTCCTGCCGGCCACGCAATCGCGTTCCTGCCAGGAAGGCATACGACGGATGCAGCGCTCATCACGCTCGATGCGCTCGAGCTCGTCAGTCGCGCCGAGCTGGCGCGCCGCAACCATCCCCGCAATAAGTCCCCCGAGCTCGCCAAGCTGGTGCAGCTCAAAGGCGCGATTACACGCCAGGTCAACCGTATCGTTCGCGAGGCAAAGGAAAAGCAATCATGAGCTCCAACAACATCACCACGGTGCGCCAGCACCTTCTCGACACCCTGGCCGACCTGCGCAACCGCGAAACCCCCATGGATATCGACCGGGCTCGTGCCGTGGCCGATGTCGCCCGTGTCCTGGTCGACAGTGCCAAGGTGGAGGTCGACTACCTGAAGGCGACCGGTGCCAATGTCGCCGATTTCTTCGAAGGCGAAAAACCCGCAGAAGATCAAACCAAGCTGCCGGCGGGGATCACCGGCGTGACGCGTCACCTCATTCGGTGATAGGCCGTGAACCGATGACCATCTCCCTTACCCGCCTGACCAACGACCGCGCGCAGCTCACCAAAGTCTTCTCGCTCGACGCCGACGGCCGCGTGGTCAAGCACACCAAGGCTTTCCTCGCGCACGGCGAGGTCGAGCGCATCGAGGTGGCGGACCTCCACGGCTTCGCCGCGCTGCTGCAGTCCCTCAAGCACAACCAGGCGCTGGCCTACGGCCTGACCGTCAAGCCGCGCGCCACGGTCGTGACCAAAGACGTGATGCACGAGCACCCCGGCGCCATCGCGCGCAGCCGGGACTACTTCTCGTTCGCCGCGGGCCCGGCCATGTTCATGTGCGACCACGACGCGGATCACGCTTCCGACCCGCTCAACAGCGCCGACGCGCTGCGCGACGCGCTCATCAAGGCGTGTCCGGCGCTGTCCGGCGCGCCGATGCTGTGGTGCGCCAGCAGTTCGTCGTTCATCGAGCGCAGCGACGGCGGCGCACCGGTGACAGGGCTGCGCGGCCAGCGCATGTACATCCCGTTCCTGCAGGGCACCGATATCGAGCGCGCGGGCGCCGCGCTCTACGCCTACACGTGGCTGGCCGGCTACGGCCACTACCTGGTGTCGAAGAACGGCCGGCTGCTCGACCGCTCGATCATAGACGGCTCGGTCTACCAGCCCGAGCGCATCGACTTCGCCGCCGGTGCCATGTGCCACCCGCCCCTGGTGCAGCGCCGGCCGGACCCGAAGATCTGGAACGGTGGCGCCGAGGCGTTCGACTCCCGGCTCATCCCCGACCTCGATGCGCAGCAGCGCATCCAGCTGGCCGAGATGCAGGCCGCGGCGCGCGCGCGCGTCAGGCCCGAAGCAGACCGCGTGCGCGCGGCCTACATCGAGGACGAGGCCCAGGGGCTGGCCGTCACCCAGGACATCGATATCGACCGCGCGCGGGAGATCGTGCGCGCGGCCCTGGAAGACGAGACGCTCTACGCCGAGTTTGTGCTCATGCCCGAGGAAGGCCGGCCCGTGACCGTGGGCGAGGTGCTGGACAACCCGGCCCGCTGGCACAACAAGCGCTTCGCGGACCCCTGCGAGCCGGGCTACCGCAACGACCGGCGCGTGGCCTGGCTCAACCTGCGCAGCGGCGGGCGACCGTACCTGTGGAGCTGGGCGCATGGCGGCATCCGCTATGACCTGGTGCGCCAGCCGCGGTTGCTCAAGCTGCAGGCGGGCGAGATGTCGCGGCTCGCCGACGACTCGCTCGACATCCTGCGCGCGCAGGGCGAGGTGTTCGACTTCGGCGACGGCGCCATCGCGCGGGTGGCCGAGGGCCGGGTGCACATCGCCACGCCCACCTGGATACTGGACTACCTGGGCCGCGTCATCCGCTTCGAGCGCTTCGACGGCCGCGCCAAGGACTGGGTGCCGGCCGACGCGCCCGAGAAACTGGCCAAGTTCATCTGCGACCGCACCGGCGAGCGCGGCCTGCCCAAGCTGACCGCGGTCATCACGGCGCCCACGCTGCGCCCGGACGGCACGGCGCTGGACATGCCGGGCTACGACGAGGCCACGGGCCTGCTGTTCCTGTCCGAGGAACGTGACCCGCTGCGCGTGCCGGTGGCGCCGACCTTCGGCCAGGTGCAGGAGGCCTTCGCCGAGCTGTGGGCCCCGTTCGCCATGTTCCCGTTCGCCGACGACGAGTCGCGCGGCGTCATGCTGGCCGCGCTCCTGACGGCGGTGCTGCGCCGTGCGATCCCGACCGCGCCGGGTTTTGCCTTCGACGCGCCGGCGGCCGGCACCGGCAAGACCAAGCTAGCGCAGTGCGTGGCCGTGCTGGGCGGCAACAGCGCCGCCGTGTACGCGCCGCCGCGCGACGAGCCCGAGGCCTCCAAGGCGCTGTTCTCGCTGCTGCTGGGCGGCGCGGGCTGCGTGATCTGGGACAACCTGGTGCGCCCGCTCGAGGGCGCCGTGCTCAACGCCTTCCTGACCGCGGCCGAGTTCAGCGACCGCGTGCTGGGGGCCAGCAGCAACAAGACGGTGCCCAACCGCGCCATGTTCATCGCCAGCGGCAACAACCTGACCGTGCGCGGTGACGCGTGCCGGCGCATCCTGCGCTGCCGCATCGACGCGGCCAGCGAGACGCCGTTCCTGCGCTCGTTCCCGTTCGACCCCCTGGTCAAGGTGCGCGACAGCCGCCAGGTGCTGGTGCGGGCCGCGCTCACGGTCCTGCGGGGCTACCAGACCCTGGGCGTGCCGATGGGCGAGGGAGAGCTGGCCTCGTTCGAGGTGTGGGACCAGCTGGTGCGCCAGTGCGTGGTGTGGTGCGCCGACATGGGCGTCGGCGGCGCGGTGGGGCTCAAGGACCCGGCGGCGTCCACCCTGCGCGCGGCGGACGAGAACCCGGAGAAAGTGCTGCTGGGGCGGGTGATGGAAGCGTGGCTTGGGGTGTTCGGGGACCGGGCGGTGACGGCGGCGGAGGCGCTGCGCGGGGAGACGGACAGCCTTGAGGAATCGCCAGCACGCGAAAAATTGCGGGAAGCGGTAGAGGAACTATCGGACGGAGACCGCAATTTTTCCGCACGTAGGCTTGGAACCTACATCAGCAAACATCGTGACGAGATCGTTAATTCGCAATTTTTTGCAGGTTCGCTAGACACCGACAAAAAAATCATGAAATGGAGGGTTGAAACTGCGGGGTGACGTTCTTTTTCCCGGGGTCTACGGGGTCTTACGGGTATGTTTTTAGCTGATGTACGGAAACTGTCAGTGTGACAGTTTATATAAATGGACTGAATTCGTACACGTAAGACCCCGTAGACCCCGGGACACGCTCAATCCGCAATTTCTTGCAGGAAAGGAGTTCACCATGACCAAGCGCACGGTAGCGGTCAACGATCAGGGCATGCGTATCGGCGAGGACCATCCACGGGCCAAGCTGACCGACGCCGACGTCGAGCGCATGCTGCAACTTCGCGCTGAGGGGATCGGGTACAAACGCCTGGCCGCGATCTTCGAGTGCTCGCCGTCCTGCGTGCGCTACATCGTCAAGGGTCTGCGCCGCGGGCAGCCCGCAATGGGGTGGCGTGTCGTCGAGAGCGGGTAGGGGTGCACATACCTCGCGAAGAGCGTCGGATACTGCGTGGCATGAAACTTACCCCGGAAAAGCTGACCGCCTTCTGCGCTGCCCTTGCCGAGACTTGCCAAGTCGGCAAGGCGTGCAAGGCTGTCGACATCTCGCGGCAAACTGCGTACCAGTGGCGATCCGAGATGCCCGACTTCGCGGCCGCCTGGGACAGCGCAATGAAGGTCGGCGTCACCGCCCTCGAGGACGAAGCGCATCGCCGCGCCTTCGAGGGTGTCGATAAGCCACTGGCCCACCAGGGCCGCTTCACCTACCTGTTCCGCGAGGTCAAGGACGCGGACGGCAATCCGGCTCTTGACTACCACGGTCTGCCGAAGATGGAACCCGTACTCGACGAGCACGGCAACCACAAGGTGGCCGCGGTGCGCGAGTACAGCGACACGCTGGCCATTTTCCTGCTCAAGGCCCACGATCCCGAGAAGTACCGCGAAAACAGCAAGGTCGAGCTCAGTGGCCACCTCGCGCTCAACGAGATGAGCGACGACGAGATCCGCGCCGAGATCGCCGCGCTGGGTGTCGCCGGCGTGCTGCAGGGCGCCACCCATGCCGACGACGGGAGCGACCTCGCGTAATGGTCTGCCAACGATGCGGCAAGAACCGCCCCTCCGCTGACTTTTACCCTCGCAAACGCGGAGGTACCGCGCGCACGACGACCTGCAAGATGTGCGTGAGTAAAGCCAACGCGAGCTACTACGCCAAGAATCGCGCCGCCGTGCTCGAACGGGTGAAAGCGCGAAAGCTGGTGTGACGAGCGATGGGAGCGACCTCGCGTAGCGAGCGGGCGCGCCTGGAGCGCGCCCTGCAACTGGCGCGCGAGTTCAAGCGGCGCCACCCGTGGACCCCGCTGCCAGGCCCGCAGACGATGGCCTACCAGTCGCAAGCCAAGATCATCGGCTACGGTGGCGCGGCCGGCGGCGGCAAGACGGATCTGGCCTGCGGCAAGGCGCTCACGCGCCACCGCAAGGCCATGATGCTGCGCCGCGTGGGCACCGAGCTCACGGGCATCGAGGACCGTCTCGAAGAGCTGATCGGCAACAAGCTCGGCTACAACGGCCAGAAGAAGATCTGGCGCACCCAGCGCCCCGACGGCCGCCCCCTGCAGATCGAGTTCGCCAGCCTGCCCAACCCGGGAGACGAGCGCGGCTATCAGGGCCGGCCACACGACCTGCTCGTGTTCGACGAGGCGGCCAACTTCCTTGAGGGCCAGGTGCGGTTCCTGCTGGGCTGGCTGCGATCCGTGGACCCCAACCAGCAGTGCCAGGCCCTTTTGTGCTTCAACCCACCCACGAGCGCGGAAGGCCGCTGGATCATCGATTTCTTCGCGCCCTGGCTGGACCATAAACACCCATGCCCGGCCGCGCCCGGCGAGTTGCGCTGGTTCGCGATGGTGGGCGGCAAGGAGATCGAGGTCGTGGACGGCACGCCGTTCCAGCACGACGGCGAGACGATCACGCCCGAGTCGCGCACCTTCATCCCCTCGCGCATCGCGGACAACCCTTACCTGATGGGGACCGGCTACATGGCAACCCTGCAAGCACTTCCCGAGCCACTGCGCTCCCAGATGCTGTACGGCGACTTCCATGCGGGCATGGAGGACGATGCCATGCAGGTGATCCCCACCGCGTGGGTGGAGGCGGCGATGGCCCGCTGGAAGCGCCGCGAGGTCAAGCCGCGCATGGACTCGATGGGCGTCGACGTGGCGCGCGGCGGCAAGGACAACACGATCATCTCGCGGCGGCACGGCATGTGGTTCGACGAACTGCTGGCCTATCCCGGCACGCAGACCCCGGACGGCCCCACCGTGGCCGGCCTGGTGATCGCGGCACGCCGGGACAATGCCCCGATCCACATCGACGTGATCGGCGTGGGTGCGAGCCCCTACGACTTCCTGCAGCAGGCGGGCCAGACCACGATCGGCGTGAACGTGGCCGAAGGCTCGACCGCGACCGACAAGTCCGGCCGGCTCACGTTCCCCAACCTGCGATCCCAGTACTGGTGGCAGATCCGCGAAGCGCTGGATCCGGCCGCGAACAACGGCATCGCGCTGCCGCCCGACCAGCGGCTGCTTGCCGACCTGTGCGCGCCGCGGTGGCGCCTGCAGGGCAAGGCGATCTGCGTGGAGAGCCGCGACGAGATCATCAAGCGCATCCAGCGCAGCCCGGACTATGCCAGTGCGCTGATCCTGGCCCTGATCGACACGCCGCGGCGCGAGGACCTGCCGGGTGCACATACCTCCGGCGCACCGCCATACGATCCGTATGCCACGTTGATCCCGCGTTGAGCGCTGGCTATGGCAGCCCGAGAACCTGAGCATGGACTACGACAACCGAGAATTCCCGACGCGTCGCCGCGTCGCACTGGACCGCTCGCCGGAAGACCGGCGCAAGTGTGGCTGCTGGGTAGCCGCAATCCCGTTGATCGCTGCCGGCGTGAGCGCTGCAGCCACGGTCTATTCCTCGAACCAGCAGCGCAAGGCCGCGGAGAGCGCGGCCAAGGCCAGCCAGCAAGCCGCGACTGCGGCGCCGACTACCACGCAGTCGGCCAAGGCGCCCAGCACGCAGGTGCAGAACAACGCCGCCGGCATCGACAACTCGGCCGTGAACACGGGCGCGGGCAACACCCTGCTGACCGGCGCCACGGGCGTGGACCCCAACCAGCTCGGCCTCGGGCGCAACACGCTCGGCGCCAACACGCTGCTGGGAGGCTGATGCGCATGTGCACGCCCGCCATCATGGACCCGGCCGGCATCTTCAAATCGGCGCCGCAGATCGCTGACCCGCTGGGGCTTTCGCGCACCCGGGTGGGCGATCCGCTTGGGCTCATGAAGAGCACCTGGGCCGAGTCCGATGCGGTCAACAAGCCGAAGGACGCCACCACCGGCGCGACCACACAGACCGCCACCAGCGCCGCCCAGGCGCCCAAGTACGCAGGCGCAGCCACTGCCGGCAACGCTGCTGGCGCCTCTGCCAGCGCCGGCAGCACGCTGCTCACTGGCCCCGGCGGCGTGCAGCTGGACCCCAACCAGCTCGCGCGCAATGCGCTCGCGCTGGGCGGCAACACCCTGCTCGGAGCGTAAATGGCCGACTACTCGCCCACCGCGCCGACCATCCCGAACCTGCGCCGCCGCTACGGTGCGCTCGATACCGAGTGGACCTCGTGGCGCGGCGTGTACGGCCAGCTGTCGGACTTCGTGTTGCCGTTCGCCGGCCGCTTCGAGGAAACCGACCGCAACCTGGGCAACCGTCGGTACGGCAACATCTACGATTCGACGGCCACCCGCGCGCTCAACGTGCTCGGCGCCGGGCTGATGTCCGGCATGTCGAGCCCGGCGCGGCCGTGGTTCCGGCTGGGCACCGCCGATCCGGATCTGGCCAGCTTCCAGCCGGTGAAGCTGTGGCTCAACGACGTGCAGCGCCGCATGCTGGACCTGTTCCAGCGCACCAACGTCTACCAGTTCCTGCACTCGGCCTACCTCGAGCTGGGCCTGTACGGCACAGCCGCCACGTTCCTGGCCGACGACTTCGACAGCGTGCTGTACGGCTACCCGCTGACCTGCGGCGAGTACCGGATCAGCGCGAACTATCGCGGCGAGGTCGACACGCTGGCTCGCAAGTTCCAGAAGACGGTGGCGCAGATGGTGCGCGAATTCGGCCTGGCCAACTGCAGCCAGGCGGTGAAGAGCCTGCACGCCGCCGGCAACTACGATGCGTGGGTGACGATCTACCACCTGATCGAGCCGCGCGCGGACCGCGACACGCGCAAGGGCGACGCGGCCAACATGCCGTTCGCGTCCTGGTACTGGGAAGAGGGCGCCGAGAGCGACAAGTCCTACCTGCGCGAATCGGGGTTCAAGACCTTCCCCGCGATCTGCCCGCGCTGGCAACTGTTCGGCAGCGACATCTACGGCAACTCGCCGGGCATGGTGGCGCTGGGCGACATCAAGCAGCTGCAACACGAGCAGCTGCGCAAGGCCGAGGCCATCGACTTCCAGACCAAGCCGCCCCTGCAGGTGCCGGCCGCGCTCAAGAACCGCGATGTGCAGATGCTGCCCGGCGGCGTGACCTACTACGACGGCGCCGGTACGCAGTCGAGCATCCGCACGATGTTCGACGTGAACCTCAACCTGTCCTACCTGCAGGCCGACATCCAGGACGTGCGTCAGCGCATCAACGCATGCTTCTTCGTGGATCTGTTCCTGATGCTGCAGGGCCAGGACCAGACGCAGATGACTGCCACCGAGGTGGCCGAGCGCCACGAGGAAAAGCTGCTCATGCTCGGCCCCACGCTCGAGCGGCTGCACGATGAGGCTCTGAACCCGCTGGTGGAGCGCGCCTTCGCCCGCATGCTGTCGCTGGGCCTGCTGCCGCCGCCGCCGCAGGAGATGCAGGGGCAGGAACTGAACGTGGAGTTCATCTCCATGCTGGCGCAGGCGCAGCGCGCTGTGGGCGTGAACAGCACCGACCGGTTCGTCATGGGCCTGGGCACCATCGCGCAGATGAAGCCCGAAGCACTCGACAAGGTGGACGCCGACCAGTACGTCGACCTCTACGCCGACCAGCTCGGCGTCGACCCCCGCATCATCGTCGGCAACGAAAAGGTGGCCCTGATCCGCCAGCAGCGTGCCCAGCAGCAGCAGGCCGCCGCGATGGCCGCCGCCACGCAGCAGATGGCGGCCACGGCCAAGGATCTGGGCTCGATCGATACCGCGCAGCCGAATGGCCTCAGCGACCTGATGAACCTGACCAGCGGCTACACCCTGCCGCAGTCCTACCAGTAGGAGCCGCAGCATGATCGACCAAACCATCGAGCAGGAAATCGTCGCCAAAGGCAAGACCGCGTCGCGCGTCACGCCGGGCGACATCGAGGCGAACATCGCCAGTGAGCATTACTTCACCGGTGCAGAAGGAAGGTTCGGTGCCATCGTCAACGAAACGTACGTTGGAACGGAACTTCCACGGGTTGACGATGGCGATTTAGAGCCCTTGGATCTTCTGACGTTCTGCGTGCTCGTGCTGCGCAACGGCTTCACCGTGACCGGCGAGTCAGCCTGCGCGAGCCCGGAGAACTTCGACGCCGAGATCGGCCGCAAGATCGCGCGGCAGAACGCGGTGCAGAAGATCTGGCCGCTGATGGGCTACGAGCTCCGGTCCCAACTGGCCGATCGTCGGGGAGACTGACATGCAGCTCGTGTCGATGAAACTCAGCCCGGCCGAGGCGAAGGAAGAAAGCGGTATCGCGCCGTCCGCAGAGGACGCGCCGCGCTACCCGTATGGCCTGTGTCTGGACCTGGACGACGAAACGCTCAAGAAGCTCGGCATCACCGACATGCCTGCCGTGGGCAGCGCCATGCAGCTGATCGCCCGCGTGCGCGTGACCCGCATCTCGCAGTACGAGAACCAGGAGGGCGCCGACGCCTGCCTCGGGCTGCAGATCACCGACATGGCCCTGGAGCCCGCGGCGCCGGCCGCGCGCAGCGCCGGCGATATCGCCACCAGCCTCTACGGCTAAGGGTGCACATACCTCCGCCCGCGGCCCTTATTCTCCGAACACATGACCGGCTACAACCCTATGGACACGCGGGCGCAAGAGCGCGCCTCCCAGGAGCGGGCGAAGCAAGCCCAGCAGATGGAGCGTGCCCTTTCGGATGACCTCAACCGGATCATGAGCAACAAATCGGGCCGGCGGTTCGTGCTCCACCTGCTGAATCTGGCGGGCACCTACCGCTCCTGCTTCGACCCCAATGCGCTGCAGATGGCGCGGATGGAGGGGGAACGCAACGTGGGGCTGAAGCTCCAGGCGCTGATCGAGGCAGTCTGCCCGGACCGCTATTTGGAAATGCTTTCGGAGCATATGAAGCATGAACGAAGCAACGACCGGCCAAACGCAAACTGATCCCGGCGCAACACCCGCCGACGGCGCGGCCGCGACGACTGTCCTCACGGACGGCACCGCAGCACCCAGCGGCGAGCAGCAAGCAGCATCGCAGACCGAGGCCCAGCCGGGCGACGGCCAGCAGCCCGGTGCCAAGGAAGGGGAAGCCAAGCCCAAGGAGGGCGAGGAAACCCCCGCAGCCAAGGCACCCGAGCAGTACGAGGACTTCGCCGCGCCCGAGGGTGTGGAGATGGACGCGGAGCTCACGGGCGAGCTGAAGACCATCGCCAAGGAACTGGACCTCACGCAGGAGCAGGCGCAGAAGCTGGCGGATCTCGGCGCGAAGCACGCGCAGAAGATCACCGGCGCGCAGACCGAGGCACTGGCCCGTGCCCGCGAGACGTGGGCCGAGGAAGCCCGGGCCGACAAGGAATTCGGCGGTGCCGAGTTCGACGCGAACATCGCGGTGGCCAAGACGGCCGTCGACCAGTTCGTGAGCCCTGCGCTGAAAACGATGCTGAACGAGACCGGTCTCGGCAACCACCCGGAGTTCATCCGGACGTTCGTCAAGATCGGCAAGGCGATCAGTGAAGACCGGTTCGTGGGCGGGAAGGGTGCTGCGGCGCCGCGCTCGACTGCAGACCGTCTGTATTCGAAAACGACATCGAAATAAGGAGCCTTCGACATGGCGACCCTTCCGAGCAATGGCGGCGCAGTCACCCTGACCGACTTCGCCAAGTCGATCAACCCCGACGGTTCCGTCGCGGATGTGATCGAACTGCTGACGCAATCGAACGAAGCGCTGCTGGACATGACGTGGAAGGAGGGCAACCTGCCCACCGGCCACCGCACCACGGTCCGCACCGGCCTGCCCACCCCAACGTGGCGCAAGCTGTACCAGGGCGTGCAGCCCACCAAGTCCAAGCGCGCGCAGGTGGACGACGCCTGCGGCATGCTGGAAGCGCGCAACGAGGTCGACAGGGACCTGGCCGACCTCAACGGCAACAGCAGCGCGTTCCGCCTGTCCGAAGCCCAGGCCGAGGTCGAGGGCATGAACCAGGCCCTGAGCCAGGCGCTGTTCTACGGTGACACCACCGTGACCCCGGAGCGCTTCACCGGCCTCGCGCCGCGCTACTCGTCGCTGACCGCGCTCAACGGCGGCAACATCGTCGACGGCGGCGGCACCGGCTCGGACAACGCTTCCGTGTGGCTCGTGGTGTGGGGCGAGAACACCGTCACCGGCATCTACCCCAAGGGCTCGCAAGCCGGGTTGCAGCACCAGGACCTGGGCGAGATCGACGCCTTCGACCAGCAGACCCCGCCGGCGCGCTTTCGCGCGTACGCGGACCTGTGGAAGTGGAAGTGCGGCATCACGGTGCGCGACTGGCGCTACGCGGTGCGCATCGCCAACATCGACATCTCCGACCTCGTGGGCCAGACCGGCACGCAGGCGCCGACCGCGGCCACCGCGCTGCTCAAGCTGCTGATCCGTGCGATGGCGCGCATCCCGATGATGGGCATGGGCAAGCCGGTGTTCTACGCCAACCGCACGGTCAAGGAATGGCTGTCGATCGCCGCGCTGGACAAGTCGCAGAACGCGCTCGGCATCCGCCCGGCCATCGACCAGTTCGGCCAGGTCGTGCCGGGCAGCCTGGGCAACGGCACGCTGACGTTCCAGGGCGTGCCCATCCGCACGGTTGACCAGCTGCTGTCCACCGAAGGCCGCGTGGTCTAAGCGCCAACCGAAAACACGGAGTCGACACCATGATTCTCGATACCCAAGAAACGTTCTCGCTGGCGCAGTCGATCGCGGCGGCGGCCGGCGATGTGGTCTCCACCAATGTCTACGACACCGGCGCGCCGGCGGACGTGGGCATCGGCGAAGAGATGTACCTCTACGTCCGCATCGGCACCACGGTCACTTCCGGCGGCGCGGCCACCGTGCAGGTGGTGCTGCAGACCGACGACAACGTGTCGTTTTCCAGCCCGACCGAGTACCCGATGTCCAGTGCGCTGGCCCTCGCGGCGCTGTCGGCCGGCGCGGAAATCGTCAAGTCGCGTCTGCCCATCGGCCTGGAGCGCTACCTGCGCGTGGTCTACCGCATCGGCACGGCCACCACCACGGCCGGCGCCGCCGATGCGTTCCTGACCAAGGACGTGCAGGCCAACAAGCCCTACGCCTCGGGCTTCACTGTTCAGTAAGGAGACACCAGCATGTTGGTACGCGCAACCGCACAAGGCTATGCCGGCAAGGACGGCCACCAGCTCCGCGAACCGGGCGACGTCTTCGAGGTCGAGGACGGCGCCAAGGCAACGTGGTTCGTCCCCGTCGAGAAGGACGAGAAGCAGCAAGCCACGCGCCGCGGCAAGGCCGAAGACCTGGCGTAACGCCCGCGCCGCAGGCACGAACCGACGGGGGCCTTGCGCCCCCGTTCGCACAAGGAGAAACAGATGGCCAATGGCGATATGGTGGTCAGCTCGCTGATCGATGCGCAAGGCTGCGTGGTTGGCTATGTCGATCGGTTTGGCCGGGAGCGTGATCTGGCAGGCAACCTGTTGCCGGGTGGCTATCGCCCGGCGCCCGGCGCGTTCCTGACCAATCAGCGCTTGTGGCAGTCGGGCGCGCCGGTCTCGGTGACGGGCACCACGTCCGAGACGGTCCTCGCGACGATCCCGATCCCGGCCGGGGCTATGGGGCCGAATGGCGCGCTGCGGGTTACGGCGTTGTGGAGTTTCACCAACGGCGCCAATGCAAAATCGTGCGTGATTCGGCTGGGTGCGTCACAAATCTCTCTGTTCTCGACAACTACAACAAATTCGGGGCAGCAGCAGTCTGTAACGCGCGCGCGAGGCGCGACCAACAGCCAAGTTACACAGGGGTTCGGCTCGACTGGTTTCGGCACGACAACGAACTCTCCAGTTCTCACAACGGTGGACATGACGTCAGCGCAGAACGTGACACTTACCGGGATTCTCACCAACGCCTCCGACACGATCACCCTCGAAGCCTACACCGTGGAGCTGCTGAACCCATGATCACAATCCCGGTAGTGAACATCGGTGCCAAGGGCGATGACCTGCTTCTGGCCCCAACGCAACCCTTTCCCGCAGACGCCATCGCCATCGTCTGCGACGGGCAGCAGTACACGGTGTATCAGCGCGGGGACGAAGTCCCCGCCACGGAATAAGTCATGGCCTCCGAAGTCGACATCTGCAATATGGCGCTGTCCCGGCTGGGCGACCAGGCCACGGTCTCCAGCATCGACCCGCCGGAGGGCAGCCCGCAGGCCGGTCACTGCGCGCAGTGGTATCCGATCTGCCGCGACCTGCTGCTGGAGATGCACGCGTGGTCGTTCGCCACCACACGTGTCGCGCTCGCGCTGCTGAATTCGGACTGGCCTTCGTGGCGCTTCACCTACGCCGTGCCGGCCGACTGCATCAAGCCGTGGGCGGTGCTGCCGCCCGATGCGCTCAGCGACTATGCCGTGCGCTTCCCCACAGCGGACGTCGGGTTCTTCCCGCTGCCCGAAGATCGGGTGGTTGGCGCCGGCGCGGCCTACGTGCCGCAGGATTTCAGCGTGGAATCGGCGGACGACGGCACGACCGTCATCTACACGAACCAGGAAAACGCGATCCTGCGCTACACCAAGCAGGTGACGGACCCCACGAAGTTCACCCCGCTGTTCGTCGACGCCTTCGGCTGGCTGCTGGCGTCGTATCTGGCCGGCCCAATCATCAAAGGCGACGCCGGCGCGCAGGCGGCACAGACCGCGTATCAGGCATTCCAGGGCGCGCTTTCGCGTGCCACCACGTCGAATGCCAATTCGCGGCAGAACACACCGGTGCAGGTGGTGCCCTGGATGGCGAGGCGCTGATGGCCAACGTCCGCACCCTTGACCGATCGTTCGCCGGCGGCGAGATCAGCCCGGAGATGTTCGGGCGCGTGGACCTCGCCAAGTTCCAGACCGGGCTTGCCATCTGCCGCAATTTCATCGTGCTGCCGCACGGCCCCGCCGTGAACCGGCCGGGCACGGAGTTCGTGCGCGAGGTGAAGGACAGCACGAAGCGCACGCGCCTGGTGCCGTTCTCGTTCAATACCGAGCAGACTTTCGCGCTCGAATTCAGCCCCGGCGCGATCCGCTTCCACACAATGGGCGCCACACTCGAGTCGTCGCCCGGCGTGCCATACGAGGTCGCCACGCCCTACGCGGAAGCCGACCTGTTCGATATCCACTACGTGCAGTCGGCGGACGTGCTCACGCTGGTGCACCCGGGCTACCCGCCCAAGGAACTGCGCCGGCTCGGCGCGCTCAACTGGACCCTGACCGATATCACGTTCCAGCCCAACGTCGACCCGCCCACGGCCCTGGCCGCGGTGGCAAGCGGCCCGGGCGGCGGCACGCCGGTGGCGCAGATCTATGCGGTGACGGCCGGCAAGCTCGACGGCAACCTGTTCGACGAGTCCATTGCCTCGGGCACCGCCACGGCGACCATCGACCTGAACATCGTCGGCAACATCATCACCCTGAACTGGGCCGCGCCCGGTGGTGGCGCCGACCGGTACAACGTCTACAAGAGCCAGAATGGGGTGTTCGGCTACATCGGCCAGGCGGTGGGCACGACGTTCATCGACGACAACATCACGCCCGACACGTCGCGCACGCCGCCCAGCGGTGTCAACCCATTCGTGGGCGCCGGCAACTATCCGGCCGCGGTCTCCTACTATGAGCAGCGCCGCGCGTTCGCCGCCACCGTGAACCGGCCGCAGACGGTGTGGATGACCCGCTCGGCGACCGAGAGCAACCTCACGCAGTCCCTGCCGACGCGCGACGACGACGCCATCGTGTTCCGCATCGCCGCGCGAGAGGTCAACGCCATCCGCCACCTGGTGCCGCTGGCGACGCTGGTGCTGCTGACCGCCAACGCGGAATGGCGGATCCAGTCTACCGACTCGGGCCCGCTCACGCCGAGCACGGTCTCGGCGCGCCCGCAGAGCTACATCGGCGCCAACAGCGTGCAGCCGGCCGTGGTCGGCAACAACATCCTCTACGCGCGCGCGCGCGGCGGGCGCGTCAACGAGTTCTCCTACGCCTATGACGCCCAGGGCGGCTACCGCTACGTCTCGGCCGACCTGTCGCTGGTGGCGCCGCATCTGTTCCAGGGCAAGCAGATCGTGGACATGGCCCTGGCCAAGGCCCCGTATCAGGTCATGTGGGCCGTGTCGTCCGACGGCGACCTGGTGGCGCTGACCTACGTGCCCGAGCAGCAGGTCAGCGGCTGGCACCACCACGTCACGCTGGGCGGCACCTTCGAGTCGGTGTGCGCCGTGGGCGAGGGTGACGAGGACGCTATCTACGTGGTCGTGCGCCGCACGATCAACGGGCAGACGGTGCGCTACGTGGAGCGCTTCCAGACGCGCCAGCTCAGCGACCAGGCGCATGCGTTCTTCGTCGATGCTGGCGCGCGCTACGACGGCGCGCCGATCAGCGGCGCCGTGACCGGACTGGCACATCTCGAGGGGCAGACCGTGAGCATCCTCGCCGACGGCGCGGTGCTGCCGCAGCAGGTCGTCAGCGGCGGCGCGATCACCCTCGACAATCCGGCCAGCGTGATCACCGTCGGCCTGCCGATCACCGCGGACCTGCAGACGGTGCCGCTGTCCTTTGAGACGCAGGCCCTTGGGCAGGGGCGCGCCAAGAACGTGAACAAGGTGTGGCTGCGCGTGGTCGATACGCTCGGCCTGCGTGTGGGGCCCAGCTTCGACGAGAAGCAGCTGGCCGAACTCAAGGTGCGCACCACCGAGCCCTACGGCATGCCGCCGGGGTTGCAGACGGGCGAACTGGAGCAGGTGCTGTACCCCTCGTGGGGGCAGGACGGCTCGGTCTGCATCCGGCAGACGGCACCGTTGCCGGTGACGCTGGCGGCCATGTCGATGGAAGTCGCAATCGGAGGCTGAATGGCGCTGATCGAAACGCGGTGGCCGACCGAGCAGGACGGCCGCGACCTGATAGACCGGCTGCGGCCCGACGACCTGGCCGAACTGCAGGCCACGCTCGGTGAGGACGCCGACTTCCATGCCGCCATGCGCGAGATCCTGCAGCGGTCCTCGCACGCGTGGGCGATCCTGGTTGACGGCCGGCTTGGCATGATCGGCGGCCTGGTGCCTACCTCGACCCTGCTGGGTGGCGCCGAGGCGCAGCCGTGGATGATGGGCACCACGGAAATGGAACGCCGGCCGGGTGCACTTACCAAGGTCGGCATTCGGTACCTTGCCATCATGAAGGGCTGCTATCCGCGCCTGGCCAACTACGTGGACGCGCGCAACGCAAAAAGCATCCGCTGGCTGAAGCGACTCGGGTTCACCGTGCACGCCCGCACCGTTCCGATGGGCCCTTACGGCCTACCATTCCACCCCTTTGATATGGACGCCTGATCATGTGTTTCGCTACCGGGGGCGCCACCGCGGGCGCGGGAGGCGCATCGCTGCTGGGTGGCGCCTCCGCTGGTGGCGGCAGTGGCTGGGCTTCGCTGTTGCCGGCCGTGGTCGGCGCTGCCGGCAGCGCGGCCAGCGCAGGCAACGCCACAGCCGGCCAGCAGACCGTGGCGCGGTACAACGCGTCCGTCGCCGATCGCAACGCCGGCCTGGCCGAACTGCAAGCGCAGGACGCCGAGCGGCAGGGCGTGACGCAGGAAATGCGCCTGCGCCAGCAGACCGCGCAGTTGAGCGGCAAGCAGCGCGCGGCCACCGCGGCCAACGGCGTCTCGCTGGCGGAAGGCTCGCCAGTGAACATCGCCGCGTCGACCGAGTACATGCGCGACGTGGACATCGACACGATCCGCAACAACGCCGCGCGCGCCGCGTGGGGCTACCGGGTTCAGGCCGACAACTACCGCGCCAACGCGAGCGCGTACCGCGCCGGCGCGGATGCGGTCAGCCCCACGGGCTCGGCCGCCACGTCGCTGCTGGGCAGCGCCAGCGGCGTGGCGTCGAAGTGGTACGACCTCTACAAGAACGGGGCCTTCAGCAACGGCGCGCCGGCGGTTTCTGGTGGCGGGCGCGGTACTTACACGATGGATACTCAGTACCCGGACCAGGAATAAGCGATGCCTCGCGTCCCAACCTACGATTCCCCCCAGGTGCAGCCGCAGGGGCTGCCCGGCGCGCGCGTCGAAGCGGCGCCCGTGCAGCTGGCCGTGAACGCGGCCAACGACCAGGCGGCGCAGCTCAACCGCGCCACCTCGCAGTTGGCGGACACGACGTTCAACATCGGCCTGGACATGCAGCGGCAGGCCAACGCGTTGCGCGTGGACGATGCGCTGAACCAGGCGCGCGAAGCCACCATGCGGCTTACCTTCGACAAGACCGACGGCTATACCAACATCAAGGGGCGGGATGTATTCGAGCGGCCCAGCGGGCAAATGTTGTCCGACGAATACGATGCCGCGCTGACCAATTCTTTCGCCAACATCTCGGCCGGCCTGGGCAACGACGCGCAGCGGCAGGCGTTCCAGCAGCGCGCCAACGACATGGCCACGCAGTTCCGCGGCCAGGTCATGCAGCACGAAAATCGTGAGAATGCGATTTACGCACAGTCGGTAGGCGAGGGGATCATCGCCACGCGCCAGCGTGAGATCGGGCTGAACTACAACAACCCGGCACTGGTCGATGATGCCGTGACCTCGATCCGCGCACAGGCCTACAACATCGCCAAGCTGACCGGGAAGTCGGCCGAGTGGGCGGAGACGCAGGCGCGCGTGGCCGCGAGCAACGCCCACCTCATCGCCCTGGGCGCCGCGCTGGAGAACAACAACCCGGTGTACGCCGACGCCTACCTGAAAAAGTACGCCAAGGACATGGATGCGAACGACATCCTGCGCGCCAATGGCCTGATCACCAAGCAGCTCGATGCGCAGATCGGCACCGCCACCGGCGCGGCCGTGATGGCGAAAGCCATGCCGAGCCTGCAACCCACCGACGCCGCGCGGCTGACCAACCTGGTGATGGGCGCCGAGTCGCGCGGCCGGGACTTCGATGCCAGCGGCAAGTTGCTCACATCCCCGAAGGGTGCTATGGGGCGCATGCAGGTAATGCCAGATACCGCACGCGATCCAGGCTACGGAATCGCGCCGGCCAAGGATAACAGCCCCGACGAACTCGCGCGCGTCGGCACGGAAAAGCTGGCCGCGATGCTGAAACGGTATCAGGGGAATGTCGGGCAGGCCCTGGCCGCGTACAACTGGGGCGAAAAGAACGTGGACAAGGCCATCGCGCAATCCGACGCCGCGCGGAAGGAGGCGCCGCTCGCGGACGAGCGCTACCGATCCGCGCTCCAGTACGCCAACAAGATGGTGGACGCGTACAACAAGGCGCCCACCCCAGACGGCGCGAAGGCCGTCGCCGCGGCCAAGGCAGAGGCCGATGCGCTGGGGGCGAAAGCGAAGGCGGCCGCACAAGGCACGGACTGGCTGGCCGGCACACCGGCGGAGACGCAGAAATACGTGGGCGGCATCCTGAAGGCGTACAGCGCCGGGGCCGGCGCGCCGCAGAAACCGACCGAGGCGGAGCTCAAGGCGCAGGTGCGCGCGACCATTCCCGAGTGGCAGACCGACCGCATCAAAGCGGCCGAGAACGTCATCTCGAAGCAGTTCACCGAATACCAGCAGGCGACCAGGCAGCGCGAGGACGAGACCGTCGCCGCGGCGCAATCGGCGCTGATCGCCAACGGCGGTCAGTTCAGCGACCTGCCGCTGGCCATCCGCTCGAAGCTGCCGCCCGGCAAGTATGACGACGTGATGGGATTCGCGGACCGGATCGCCAAGGGGCAGGCGCCGCAGACCGACTGGTCGCTCTACTACACCCTGAAGAACGACCCGGCCGTGCTGGGAGGCGTCAACCTGATGGCGCTGCGCGACAAGCTGGCCGACAGCGAATTCAAGCAGCTCACGAACGAACAACAGGACGTGCGCCAGGGCAAGACGCAGGACACCACCAACCTGCGCACGGGGCGCGACTACCTCAACCAATTCATGCGCGAGGCGGGCATCGACCCGACCCCGAAGGACGACGACAAGGCCGGCGCCGCGGTGGTCGGGCGCATCTGGAACTCGTTTGAGCAGCGCGTGCGCGCCCAGGAAACGAACCTCGGCCGCAAGCTTCGGCCGGAAGAAATGAAGCAGGAGGCCGCCGCGCTGTTCACCGCCGTGGAGGTCAACCACACCTTCTGGAACAAGACACTGCCGGCTGCCGCGGTGGCGCCGGACCAGGCACTGGTTGTGCCGGACCGTGATCGCGACCAGATCACGCAGGCCCTGCGCGCCGCCGGCAAGCCGGTGACGGACCAGGCCATCCAGGACCTCTACCGCCGCGCCAAGGGCGTGTTGCCGCTCAAGACCAATGGCTGACCAGAACCCCTACCTGAGCCTCGTCCAGACCGACGAGAGCAATCCCTACGCCGCGGCGGCCGCAGAGGCGCCGGACGTGACGCCTGCGCGGCTATCGATGATGCAGGTCGCGGGCCGCAACCCGGATACGGAGGCGCGGCTGCAGGCCCTGGCCAAGCAATACAGCGTGCCGACCGAAGCCATCCGGCTCGAGCAACCCGACTTCGAGCGCCGCGCTACCATCGACAGTATCGACTACGCCACGCTGGCGCGTGACTATCCTGCGACGGCCGGCATGGTCGCCGACCCACAAAAGGCGGCCATCTCCTACGACGACACGCCGAACCTGTCGGCCATCGAAAAGGGGGTGCGGTTCCTGGCGAACTCGGCGCGCGCGCTGGGTGCCGCGGTGCCTGGGGCCAACGAGGCGTTCTGGGGCGTCGCGCAGGCCGGCGCTGACACCTTGGCGATGCTCGCCAGCCCGCTGGCCGGCACGGTGCTGCCAGAGAACCCGTTTGAGCGCGTCGCCGCGGGTGTAGCCGGCTTGCGCCAGCGGCAGGCCGCGGTGCGGCAAAGCATGATGCCGCGCGCGGAAGGCGTGCTGGAATCGGGCTGGTACTCGGGCATGCAGTCGCTGGGCCAGATGGGCCTGGCGGTGCCGGCCATGCTGACGGGCAACCCCACCGCCGCGCTCGGCATGCTGTCCGGCACGGCCGGAGGCCAGGCCTACGGCGAGGCGCGCGACAAGGGCGTGGCGCCGCAGGTCGCCATCCCGTTCGCTGTCTCCCAGGCGGCCATCGAATACGCCACTGAGCATCTGCCGGTGGCACGCTTCCTGACCGACTTCAAGGCCGGCACGCCGTTCTTGTCCATGCTGGCGCGCAACATGGCGGCCGAGATCCCGGGCGAGCAGGTGGCCACGGTGCTGCAGGATCTGAACGAGTGGGCTGTGCTCAACCCCGACAAGCCGTTCTCGTCCTACCTGCAGGAGCGCCCCAGCGCCGCCGCGCAGACGCTGATCGCCACGCTGGTGGCGTCCGGCGGCGCCATCACGACGACCAAGGCCGTGCAGTCGGCCGCCGACCGCGTGCAGGGCCGCACGGCCCAGGCGCAGCAGGCGGTGCAGGCCGCGGATGCGCTGGCGGAGGTCGACCAGTTGGCCGCGGCATCCAAGCTGCGCGAGCGCGCGCCGGAGTCGTTCCGGGAGTTCGTGGCCCAGGCTGCGCAGGATGGCGCGGTCCAGGACGTGTTTATCGACGCCAACCAGCTGCAGGAACTGGCGCAGTCAGGTGTCGACCTTTCGCCGCTGGTGGCGGCCTCGCCGAGCGTGGCCGAGCAGATCGCGGAGGCTGTCCAGACGGGCGGCTCGGTGCGTATCCCGGTGGAGGACTACGCGACCTACGTGGCCGGCACCGAGACCGGCACCGCGTTACTGCCGCACCTCAAGACCGATCCGGCCGGCATGTCGCGCGCCGAGGCGGAACAGTTCATGCAGGGCCGCGCGGACGAGTTCAAGCGCGAGGTGGAGCAGACGCTGACCGAGCGCGACGGGGACGCGGCTTTCCAGACCTCCCGCGCCGCGGTGGAGCAACAGATCCTCGATCAGCTCAACCAGACGAAGCGCTTCACCGAGTCGGTGAACCAGCCCTACGCCACGCTGATGGGCAGCTTCTACGCCGTCCAGGCCGCGCGCGCCGGCGTCACACCCGAGGCGCTGTTCCAGCAGTACCCCGTGCAGATCCGCGCGGAGAATGTCGCCAGCCCGGGCAGGATTTTCAGCGATGCCATCGCCGCCGCGCCGGCGGCGCCAACCCAACAACCCACCGCGACCGAGAACGGGCCGCTTGCCACTGCGCCCACCGCGCCGGGCGCGCAACCCGCCGCTGTCGCGCCGCCCGCTACCCTTGAGCAGGGAGCCGGCGGCCAGCGCGGTTCGTTCAACCCAGCGACCAACACCATCACGCTGCTCAAGAACGCCGACCTGTCGACGTTCCTGCACGAGTCCGGCCACTTCTACCTCGAGGTGCAATTCGATCTCGCGGCCAAGATGCTGCAGACGCCGGCAGCCGAGCGCACGCTCGGCCAACAGGCAGTGCTGGACGACGCAGCTACCCTCCTGAAATGGTTTGGCGTCCGCGATCTGGACGAGTGGTCCAATCTCGACTTTGAGGAAAAGCGCAGCTACCACGAGCGCTTCGCGCGCGGCTTCGAGGCCTACCTGTTCGAGGGCAAGGCGCCGAACATCCAGCTGCAGGGCGTCTTCCAGCGCTTCCGCGCGTGGCTGCTCAACGTCTACCAGAACCTGAAGGCCCTGAACGTCGAGATCGACGACTCGGTGCGCGGCGTGTTCGACCGCATGCTAGCATCGGCCGACGAGATCAAGCTGCTCGAGCAGGGCCGCTCCATGCTGCCGCTGTTCGCCTCGGCGGCACAGGCCGGCATGACCGAAGAGGAATTCGCTGCCTACCAGAACCTGGGCGTGGACGCCAGCAACACCGCCATCCAGGAACTGCAGGCGCGCGGGCTGCGCGACATGCGCTGGCTGCACAATGCTCGCGGCCGGGAGATCAAGCGCCTGCAGAAAGAGGCCGCGGCGCGCAGGGCCGAGATCCAGATGGAGGTGCGCCGCGAGGTGATGAGCCAGCCTATCTACCGCGCCTGGCAGTTCCTGACCGGCAAGCCGCAGGCGGCGCCCACCGAGCCGACACCGGAACAGGTCGCCTACAAGGAAGCTGTCGCCGAGTGGGAAAAGCAGCACACCGAGGCCGCCGATTCGGCGCGGCAGGAAGCCAAGCGCCAAGCCTGGGAGCAATCCGCCGAGGCCAAGGCAGAATACGATAGCGGCCGCGCGCGCGGCATGGCCAAGGGCCAGTTGCTGGCGCGCATGAAGAAGGATATCGATCTGGTTGTCGCGCGCGCGGTACTGGACTGGGAGCGCGCCAACCCGAAGCCGGAGCGCCCCGAGACCCCGGCCGAAGAGACGCCGGACGACCAGCATTACGGCAAGTTCGATCTGGAAGCGGTGCGCGCGATCGCCGTATCGAAAGAGGTGTCCGAACGCGTCAAGAGCTTGCGCATGACCGGCAAGGATGGCTTGCATCCCGACGTGGTGGCTGATCTTTTCGGCTTCAGCTCCGGCAACGGGCTGGTGCGCGCGCTCGCGGCGGCGCTGCCCCCGCGCGACGAGATCAACGCGCTGACCGACCAGCGCATGCTGGAACGCTACGGCGAGGTGGCCGACCAGGAAGCCATCGAGCGCGCGGCTGACGAGGCGGTCCACAACGACGCGCGCGCGCGCATGATCGCCACCGAGGCCAATGCCCTGGCGAAGGCGCTGGGCGAGCGCGAGGACACCGGCCGGGCGGACCGCAAGGGGCGCCCGATCACTCGCGCCATCCTGCCCCAGGCAGCGCGCCAGTTCGCCGAGAGCATGATCGCGCGGCTGAAGGTACGCGAGATCCGTCCGAGCCAGTACAGCGCCGCCGAGACGCGCGCCGCGCGCGCGGCGCAGGAGGCCAGCCGCGCCGGCGATCTGCAGCGCGCCGTGGCCGAAAAGCGGAACCAGCTGGTGAACGCCTACGCCACCCGGGCGGCGTTCAATGCACAGGAGCAGGTCGAATCCGGCCTGCGCTACCTGCGCAAGTTCGCCAATGAGGGCACGCGCAAGGGGCTGGATGCCGACTACACCGATCAGATCGACACGCTGCTGGAGCGCTTCGATTTGCGCCAACGCACGCTCAAGGACATCGACCGGAGCACGTCGCTCGCCGAATGGCTGACCGCGCAGCGTGAGCAGGGGCTAGAGCCGGATGTGCCGCAGGCGCTGCAAAACGAGGCCTTCCGCAAGTCGTTCAAGGACATGACCGTGGACGAGTTTCGCGGCCTGGTCGATACCGTGAAGCAGATCGAGCATCTGGGGCGGCTCAAGCACCGGCTGCTGACCGCGCAGGACCAGCGCAGCTACGAGGCCATCCGGGATGAGATTGCCGCCAGCATCGAACAGCACGCCGGCAGCCGCGCGGCGAACACCCGTACTCCGACGACCAACCTCGGCCGCGCGGCCGCCGGGCTGAAACGCTTCTGGTCGGCGCACATCAAGGCCGCCACCTGGGCCCGGGTGCTGGACGGCGGCCGGGACGGTGGCCCGGTGTGGGAGTACTTCGTGCGCAGCGCCAATATCCGCGGCGATTCGGAGACGACCATGCGCGCCGACGCCACCGCCGCGCTCTCGGCCATCCTGTCGCCGGTCTTCAAGCTCGGGCGCATGGGCGGCAAGGGTGTTTATTTCCCGTCCATCGACCGCAGCCTGAACCGCGAGGCGCGGCTGGCCATTGCGCTCAACACCGGTAACGCCAGCAACCTGCAGCGCCTGCTGGGCGGAGAAGGGTGGACGCTGGCGCAGATCCAGCCGGTGCTGCAGTCCCTGACCGCGCAGGAGTGGCGCGCCGTGCAAGCGATATGGGACCACTTCGAGTCCTATCGCCCGCGCATCGCCGAAAAGGAAAAGCGCGTCTATGGCAAGGAACCCGAGTGGGTCGAGCCGCAGCCGTTCCAGATGCAGACGGCGGACGGACAGGTAGTCGACCTGCGCGGCGGCTACTACCCGATCAAGTACGACCCGGCCGCCAGTCAGCGCGCCGAAGAGCACGCGGACGCCGAGACCGCCAAGCGCCAGCTGCAGGGTGCCTATACCTCCGCCACCACGCGGCGCAGCTTCACCAAGGCGCGCGCCGACGAGGTTACGGGGCGGCCGCTGCTGTATTCGCTCGCCGGGCTGTACTCGGGTGTCAATGACGTCATCCACGACCTGGCATGGCACGAGTGGCTGATCGACGCCAATCGGCTGCTGCGCTCCAAGTCGATCGACGGCGCCATCCGGCGGCACTATGGGCCAGAGGCCAAACAGCAGCTGAAGACCTGGGCGGCAGCGATCGCGGAGGGCGAGCAGGGCAGCGATGCCGCTGTCGACCAGGCGCTGTCGCGCCTGCGCCAGGGCGTGAGCGTGTCCGGGCTGGGCTTCAACGTCATGAGCGCCGCCATGCAGCCGCTCGGCATCACGCAGTCCATCGTGCGCGTGGGCGCGCCGTGGATCGCGCGCGGCGTGGCGTCGTACATCGCCAGCCCCATCGCTTCGACGCGGGAGGTCAACGCCAAATCGGACTTCATGGCCAACCGCGCCCGCACGCGCTTCCGCGAACTCAACGAGCTGCGCAACCAGGTGCAGGACCAGAGCGCCGCCAGGGAGCGCGTGGGGCGCTATGCCTACTTCCTGATGATGCGCGCGCAGCAGATGGTCGACATGCCGACCTGGTTGGGGGCCTACGAGAAGGCCATCGCCGACGGCAACGCGGAGGACCGCGCCATCGGACTGGCTGACCAGGCCGTGATCGACGCCCAGGGCGGCGGGCAGACGAAGGACCTGTCGGCCATCGAGCGCGGCGGCCCCGCGCAAAAGCTCTTCACGGTCTTCTACTCCTTCATGAACACCGCGCTCAATGCCGGCGTGGCGCAGACCATGACGGCGGACACGCCAGCCAAGCGCGCGCGGCTCGCCGTGGACTACGCGTTGCTCTACGTCGCGCCGGCCGTGCTCGGCTTTTTCCTCAAGGAGGCGCTGACCCCCGGCGGCGGGGACGATGATTGGGAGAAGCTGGCGCGCAAACTGCTGGCCGCGCAGATCGACTACCTGATGGGCCTGATGGTGGTCGTGCGCGAGTTCGGCGAGGCGGCCAAGACGGTGACTGGTGCCAACGATCGCGGCCGCGACTACACCGGCCCGGCCGGCTTGCGCATGGTGGCCGACTCCATCACCTTCGCCAAGCAGGCGCACCAAGGCGAATTCGATGACGCTTTCCGCAAGTCGGCTGTCAATGTGGTGGGGGATCTGCTGGGGCTGCCGTCGGCGCAGGTGAACCGCACGATCACCGGCGCGCAGGCCCTGGCCGACGACAAGACCAGCAACCCCGCCGCGCTGGTGTTCGGCTACCAGAAGAACTAGCCGGGTGCACTTGCCCGGCAGGACGGGTCCGAGAATTACGCCAAGCATGCACGGGGGGCGTACCTTGACTATTTCCAGCACCATCCGCAAAGCCGGACCCTACTTCGGGGATGGCGTCACGACTTCTTTTCCCTTTGCGTTCAAGGTGTTCAAGAAGCAAGACGTACTAGTCACTTTTACAAGTGCGGTAGGCGTGGATAGCCCATTGGTCCTGGACTCGGACTACACCGTTGCGTTGAACCCCGACCAGGACAACAATCCCGGGGGCACGGTCCAGTACCCCCGCACGGGGAGCCCGCTTCCTGTCATGGCCACGGGAGAGCGCCTCACGCTTACCGGCGCGCTGCCGGAGACCCAGCCAACCGACATACCGAACCTGAGCCCCTTCTTTCCGCAGGTGGTGGAGGATGGTCTCGACCGCGCGACGATCCTGATCCAGCAACTGCAAGAGCAATCGGACCGCGCAATCAAGATCAGCGTGAGCGATACCCCGCTGACTCCGCTACCGACTGCCGCCGCGCGCGCCAACGAGGTCATCGGGTTCGATGCTGTCGGCAACCTCACTCTCTACCCCATCCCTGCATCGGTCGGTGCCGGCGATATGCGGGTTGATCCGTTCGTGGCGGGGATCGACTTCACCCCCGGGGCAACCACGCAACTCGTTCTGTCTCGGCCGCCCGGCAATCCGGCCAATCTGGAAATTTTCTTCGACGGCTTCTACCAGGGTCCGGATCAGTGGAATGTCTCGGGGGCCGTCGTCACCTTCACGAGCCCTATCCCGGTCGGAACGCAAAACGTCTTCGCGCGGATCGGCACCACGTTGTCGACCCAGGTCCCGCCGAATCGCTCGGTGGGCGATGATCAGTTGCTGTGGGATACGGTTCTTGCGCGGCAGGTTGATTCCATCGCCGATATGCGCGCACTCGATGTTTCGGTCTACAAGACGGTCAACGTCCGCGGGTATTACGGCGCCGGGTCTCTCGGCGATGGGTTCCTCTACTACGATGCCACCGATACCACAACACCGGTCGATAACGGCCTGGTGTTCGGTTCGCTCATTGGTCCTGGCCGTTGGAAGCGGCCGGCAACGGATCGGGCGACCTTCTGCGATTTCGGCTGCGTAGGCGATGGCGTGACCGACGACAGCGTGCGCGCGCAGGCCGCCATCGACGCGATGAAGGGCAAGACGATCATCCGCGACGCCGGCCGCACGTTCCTCGTGGCCGGGCTGACCCTCAGCGGATCGACGTACAACTTCACGACCATCCGCGGCGATGGCAAGTTCAAGCTGAAGCCGGATGCCGGCGGCGCGACCTTCGGCGGCGCGTGGGTGGGCATCCTGTTCAAGGACTGCGTGGACGTCACCAGCTACCCGAACTGGGACGGCAACCGCCTTGCCATGACGCAGCGCGAACAGATCTTCTGCGAGGGCATCGCTGGCACCACCGGCATGCGCATGCGGCAACCGCAGTTCGTGGAGACGCGCGGCGATTGCATCTACAGTGGCCAGTCGAACTGGCTCGCGAACAGCGCGAATCCGCAAGACACCGAGATTGAGCACATCTACCACCGGAACAGCGCGCTGGACGGCCGCAACACCGTATCGATCATCGCTGCCGTTGGTCTTCGCATCGCGGGCTGCACCGCGCGCAACTCTGGCGGCACGGTCAATGGCGTGATCCAGCCGGGCGGTATCGACATCGAACCTGACTTCGGATACCAGACCTGCGCGGATATCTACATCGGGCCGTGCGACATTACCACGGGCGGCACGGCCGGCCTCGGCGTCTTCGGCAAATCGATCTCCGGCAACGATGCGAATCTCGACTGGAATTGCTTTGACATCCGTATCGCTCCGGCGAGGATCTCCAAGCTCGGGACTACTGGCTCCCAACTCTCTGCGGGTCCGTTCACGCGCGTGGCCGATTTATCCATAGAGGATTTCTATATTAGCTACGACGGTGGGGTAAGGGGCGCCGGACCGGTGTTTGATATGTGTCAGCGCGTTGATGCAAAGGTCCGCGCTAACAACGTCACGATTGGTGCCTTGATTGGCCCGGTCGGCAACGCTGAAGGATGCAACTTCGACATCACCGCGAGCACCTTCGATACTGCGATCGTGCGCACTACCGGCGTCACCAACAGCAAGGTGGTGGCGCGACGCGCGGGCGGCGCTGTCGCTGCGTCCACATCGTTCGGCGTGCAGATGCACAACCAGGGTCGCTCGGTCACACAGCAGAGCGTTACCTACACGGTCCACTGCCCGTATGACGGCGTGCTGTCGCGTGCGTTCCGCAATGAACCCGGCAACCTGGTGACCATCGGCGCAGGCGTACAGGTCCACGGCGGCGATTGGACGGGGTATCCGTCTGGGTTCGCATGCGATGCGACGATTCCCTGCGATGACGTGAAGGGGTGGACGGACCAGGCGGGCGTCCCAACAACGGGTTCGTGGGTGGCAGGGCAACAAGTCAAGAACAATTCAGCCGCCCAAGGCGCGGGGAAGATCGTAACCAGCTTCATACGCCTCAATACGGGGAGCAATAACGTTCTCAATACAGACTGGTCGCTTGCCTTCTCCACTATTTCCTAAATGTCAACATGAAACGCATCGCCACCTTCATCACCCTGGCGCTGTCTGCTGCGCTCGCGGCAGCGGCTACGCTCAGCCCCATCCAGCTGCTGAATCCTGCCGGATCTACAAGCGGCCAGGCCATCGTATCGACTGGCTCGAGCACGGCGCCGGCATGGGGAACGGTCACGGCTGGAACGTTGTCGCCGGTGGCTGCCAATACCGTCATCGCCAACCCTACCGCCAGTTCGGCATCGCCGGTTGCGCACGCGGTGCCGAGTTGCAGCACAGCCAACAGCGCACTGAAATGGACGACCAGCACCGGTCTGGCCTGCGGCACCACCTTTGCGCTGACCAGTGGCAACCTGTCGCAGTTCGCCAGCACCACGTCGGCGCAGCTGGCTGCACTCCTGTCGGACGAGACGGGCACCGGTGCCAACGTGTTCGGCACGTCGCCCACGCTGACCACGCCAAACATCGTCGGTACCGCCACAAACAACAACGCGGCCACGGGCAGCGTTGGCGAGTATGTAACGAATAGTGCAAGTGGCGTTGCGCTCACGAATGGTGTGTCTGCGAACGTTACGAGCATCACCCTCACTGCTGGTGACTGGGATGTGACTGGAGTTCTAAACGTTAATCCTGCTGGGACAACTAACCTTGTTGCCTATCAAGGATCGATAAATACAACATCGGCCACCATAGCCGGCCTGGGCTTTACATCCTCGATATTCAGTTCGGTGCCTGCCGGCATCGGTGGCCCTAGCCTTCCACTGCCAGAAGTTCGCTTCAGCTTGTCAGCGACTACGACGATTTATCTTGTTACAAACGTCGCCTTTAACACGAGTACATGTACGGCAACTGGCCTTATCCGCGCGCGGCGAGTGCGATAGGCCATGAAAACGTCGACCGCGGGCGTCCAGGCGATCAAGGTACGGGAAGGCTTGGTGCTTGAGGCGTACCCCGATCCAGGAACGCATGGCGCGCCTTGGACCATCGGATACGGCCATACCGGCCGTGACGTGTACAAGGGACTGCGGATCAACGAGGCGCAGGCTGACGCCTATCTCGCTGCAGATGTGGCAGCCGCAGAGCGGGTGGTGGCCCGCGCGGTAGATGTCGAGCTCACGCAGGCCCAGTTCGACGCACTGGTGTCGTTCGTGCTGAACGTGGGGGCTGGCGCCAAGGGCGTCAAGGATGGGTTCGTGACGCTCAAGAGTGGCCAACCATCCACCATGCTGCGCAAGATCAACGCGAACGACCTCATCGGCGCGGCGGCCGAGTTTCCGAAGTGGAATCGCGCTGCGGGACGCGTGCTCCCCGGGTTGGTCGCCCGGCGCGCCAGCGAGAAATCTCAATTCTTGACGGGGAAACCATGACAGACGATCAGACCACCTGGCTCAAGCTGGGGGCAGGCGTCCTTGTTGGCGGGCTGCTTTCGCTTCGCAATCTTCCGGGGAACAGGTGGCAGCGCGCAGGGTCGTTCATCCTGAGCATTGCCCTCGGCACGATCATCGGGCTGGCCGCTATCGAGTATTTCCATCTCGACATGCGCAGCTGGACCGCGGTGCTCGCTGTGGCGACTTCTACTGCCTTCGGTTTTGCTGTGGCCATCAACGCCATGCAGCAGATCCCCGAAGCGTTGAAGGCACTGATGCGGCGCTTCCTCGGGAGCTGATATGCAAACCATCAACCTGGTGGCCAACGCCATCATCTTCCTCGGATCGTTCTGGGCGCTCTACACCCAGAAGGTGCCGACCCGTACCGGCGGCGCCGTGGTACTCGCGCTGCTGTCCCTTGGCGCGCTGGGCAACATGAGCGCGCCCCAGGCTTGCCACAGCGGCCCGGAGATCGGGCTTAATGTCGCCGTCGCGATGGGGGTGCTCTGGGCCTTCTGGCGACTGGAACTGCGGCATCTGTTGAAACGGGGGCACGCATGAGCATCCTCGACCCGCGGGTGTGGATCGCTTGCGCGCTGGCGCTGCTGATGGCCTACGGCGGTGGCCGGTGGCAGCAGTCCCACGTGGACGCGGCCACTTACCAGGCCAAGATGACTGCTGCGGCACTGGATGCAGCCCGCGTCCAGGTCAAGGCGGTGGATGATGCCCGCATCGAGGAACAGCGCCGCACCACTGCCCAAACGGAGATAGCCAATGCTGCAACGAAAGAAATGGTCGGCGCGCGCGCTGATGCTGCTGCTGCCAACGATGCTGCTGGCCGCCTGCGCCAGCGAGTTGCCGAGCTACTCGCCACCGGTCGCGCCGCCGGCAATCCCGCCGCTGCCAGCGCAGGCCCGGCAGCCGGCGATCCCATCGGCATGCTTGCCGACGTGCTCGGCCGCGCTGACCAGCGCGCGGGACTCCTGGCTGAATATGCCGACAGCGCCCGCGTCGCCGGCCAAGCCTGCGAGCGGGCCTACGACGCCTTGATTGATGACGCGAGGCGCTGACAGTGCGCCTACTTGGATTGCAGGGGTGCGATCTTGTCGAGCCATGCCCAACTGGCGAACCGGTCTCCGGTGTGGCGCAGGTGGGTGTAGCGCTGAAGGCTTGACCAGCTCCGGTGTCCAGTGACCGCGGCGACATGCGGGATGGTCATGCCCATCTCGAACAGTCGGCTAGCACCTTCATGCCGTAGATCGTGGAAATGAAGATCCGGAATTGCAAGGAACTGGCAGGCTCGGGTGAACGCGGCGCTGATGGCGTCCGCATTGGCCCGAAAGATTCGTCCAGCTCTGTGCGGCTGCGCCTGGATAATTCGAAGCGCTTCTGGCGGGAGGTCGCACCACTGATCATTTCCGATCTTCTCTCCCGGGTGTTTCATGTCGCGAACCATGATCCGGCTGTGGGCCACATCAAGGTCCTCGAAGGTGATTCGGGTGATTTCCTCCTGCCGTCGCGTCGAGAAAATGGCGAAGGCCGTGATCGCCTGCATGTCGTTGCTGTCGATGCGTTTCGCCCGGATTTTCCCGAAATGCTCCATGAGCTTGTCCAATTCGTCGAGGGTGGGGCGGCGGTCTCGCCGCTTTGACCGGCTCACGGCTCCCAGCTTGCCGAGAACTTTCCGCGCATCAGACATGGCCTGCTCATTAAGCGGGTATCCCCACGCTGGCCGTGCGATAGAGAACACCGAACTGAGGTGTGCCATATAATTGCCGGCGGTCTGAGGTAGCACGTCCAGGCTGCGGGCATAGGCCACGATGTCCGCGCTGCTGATCTGTGAACAGCGCTTCTGGCCGAAATCCGAATCAGCGATCGTTCGTAGCACCTGGGCCTTCGTCCGGCCGATCTCTTTCGTCGATTCCTTCGTTACCTTCTTGATGACCTCCGCCAGCGTGGGGTCATCCTGTTTGGCCACTTCCAGCGCGCCAGGCTGCGATAGCTCCCGCTCACGCTTTTCCAGCCACGACGCGGCCGCCGGCCGGCGATCGAAGGTCTTGGCCTCCGTGAAAACCACCGCGCCGCCTTGCTTCAGGCGGATCTGCGCCGTGTACCCTATACTTCCGTCCTTTCGCACACGTTGTGTGATCGTCCCCATAGTTCCGGTGCTACACGAATTGTGATGGTGCTACATCGTAGCACTTCAGCCAAAAAATAGGACGAAACAGGCGGAATCAGAAGGAAATGGAACAGACCAGTAGTATCTCGCAAACCGAGTCCTTACAAGGGAATCAAGGCAGCATAAGGCCCCGCCGTATTTCCGTCGCACCGATGATGGACTGGACTGACCGCCACTGCCGCATGTTCCACCGGCAGTTGAGCCGCCATGCCTGGCTCTACACGGAGATGGTCACGACCGGGGCGCTCCTGCATGGCGACGTGAGGCGGCACCTGGATTTCGATGCGGCGGAGCAGCCGGTGGCCCTGCAGCTCGGCGGCAGCGAGCCGGCCGACCTGGCGGCGGCGGCCAGGCTCGGCGAGCAGTGGGGTTATGCCGAGATCAACCTCAATTGCGGATGCCCATCCGAGCGCGTGCAGCGTGGCGCGTTCGGCGCTTGCCTGATGGCCGAGCCGGAGCTGGTCGCGGACTGCGTGAAGGCGATGCGCGATGCGGTATCGGTGCCGGTGACGGTCAAGCACCGCATCGGCATCGATACGATCGAGCACTATGGCTTCGTGCGCGATTTTGTCGGCAAGGTCGCGGCAGCAGGCTGCGAGACCTTTATCGTGCATGCGCGCAATGCGATCCTGAAGGGCCTGAGCCCGAAGGAGAACCGCGAGGTCCCGCCGCTGCGCTATGAGGTGGCCTACCAGTTGAAGCGCGAGTTTCCGCACCTCGAGATCCTGATCAACGGCGGTATCGTGACGCACGACGAGATGGATGCGCATCTCGCGCACGTGGACGGCGTGATGATCGGCCGCGAAGCCTATCACCAGCCCTATGTGCTGGCCGAGGTGGATACGCGCTTCTATGGCGCGCGGACGCCGGTGCCGTCCCGGCTCGAAGTGGAGCTGGCGATGCAGCGCTATATCGGCGACCTGGTGGAGCAGGGCGGTTATATGGGCGCGGTCACGCGTCACATGCTGGGCCTGCACCGTGGCATCCACGGCGGGCGCGGCTGGCGGCGTGTGCTGTCCGATGCGCGCCGCATGCATGCGGTACGGACGCGCGCGGGGGTGGACGCCGTGTTCGAGGAAGCCCGCGCGCATTTGCAGCCGGGCGGCGACGTGTCGCTCGAGGCGGCCTGAGCGCACGCTGCCGGCCCGCCGCGGGTCGAGTTTTTCCTCTAACTTCGAATATGGTTTTCATGCAGGCGAGGCGCAGGGCGCAGCGACGGGCACTTGACCTCGCCAGCGGCCCGCTTTGCCGCGCCGGCAAAGGGATTCCCCTAATTCGTGCGGGGGCAGCAAATTCATACACTGTGCTTGCCCTCGAATACGGGGCTTTCTTCAACTGATTATTAAGCCCGCCTTGCGCGGGCTTTTTTTTGGCGCGGCCGGTGGCTAATGCCATTGGGTATTGGCGGCAATATGGCGCGGATTTTTGGTGTGGTCTTCCGTTTACCCTGATGGTACGAACGGGAAATGGCGTCTAGATTACTAGAGCCTTCAGGGCAATTGAGATCGCTAATTGGAGGGCCCGCGCTGCGGGCTCTTTTTTTTCGCCGGCCAGCGGTCCGCCGTGGCTGCGGTGGCGGTCCGCCGCGCTACTTCGATCGCTCGCTCGAAATGCCGATGTCCACGGTGCCGTAAGTGGTGATGCCGGAGCCGCTGCCGTCGCCGGCCGGGCTGGCACAGCCGCCGGCGAGGACGAGGACGGCACAGGCGGCCAGCAGGCTCCGCGCAAAGTAGTTCATGATGACCTTCCGGGGTCGCGGCGGATGCCGCGTTCCTGTTTGGGCGCCGGATCGCGGGGTTTGGTTCCTGGCCGGGTCAGCCGATGACAAACCGGTGCAGCAGCAATACCGCGATGGCGGGGCAGGCCAGCACCAGGCCGCCGACAAACGGAAAGCGTTGCGACCAGATGCCGATCAGGGCGGGGATCGCGGCAATCGGTCCGAGGACATCCATCAGCAGCGACAGCATGCCATTGGCATGAGGCCCATTCGCCGCCGCCGGCAGCTCGGCCGCGGCGGGCGAGCCGAACAGGCCGTAGGCGCTGCCGAAAATGAGAGCCACGAGGCAGAGGGAGGCTGCGAGCTTGAGGGTGTGCTTGGTGCTGGAGGTGGGCCGCAT